GTCGTAGCTATCGAAATCCTCGTCATATTGCACACGGTTATACACATGAGGGCTTGGCTCGTCTGGATCAGGGAAAAGAGCGCTGTATGTAATCAAAGCAGGAACACCTTTGAATGTGTATAACCTTGGGTATTCATCGGTTTCATCATGCATGATATAATCGGCGTTCCTTTCCAGTATCGGACCTCTTGCCAGTACCTGTGCCTTAGTTATATGACAGTTCGGATTGTCGCAGAATGGACACTTATTTGTTTTATCCATGGTACGTTCCTTCCTCTGCCTTGTCTGTTCGTTCCTCAAACTTCTCACAAGCCTTTGAGCTGATGCCTTTAAGCGTATCGTCGTGAATCTGGCAGTACACGCTTGTACCGTACTTCTTGACGTAGGCATACTTGCAATGACCGCACTTGTTCTGGATTTCATTGTTTTTCTTCACAATTTCTCACCTTTCAACAATGGATTGTTTCCGGGTAGGGAATGCTCCCCACCCGAATTCAATCTGACATTCCCATTATTAGGTCTGTTCTAATATCGCGCCCATGCGTTCCAACACTTTCTTAAGCGCTGAAGTAAGTTCAGCACGCTCTTCGGTATCAGCCTCGGACACAGCCTCTGTCGCAGCGGTGAATGCTGTTTCTATCTGCTTAAAGTAGAACTTTACCTTATCCCGTGCGCCACTCGTCGGAGCAGGTGCAAGAGCTTCGACCACCTGTGCATTCGATTGCAAAGCAGTATTTTCGGCTCTCAACTTTTCAACCTCGTCCTTGTACTTCTTCGTGGACTCCTTGGCACCGTCAGCGACCTTGCGCAGCTCATCGTTCAGAATCTTGAGACTGCTGATTTCCTCAGTAAATTTCTTCTCTGTATTT